CTATTGATAAGGGTATATCGCTGCCCGATAAATGGAATGAGATACCGGTTATCGATGGCGATATCCACGATCTCCGAGCCTTGGATCCTCGAGGTGTAATCGTAGGTCTCCGAGCTAAGGGTAAGGCTATCCATTCCGTAGGCTCTAAGCTTATCTATGAGGTGGCCTAATGACTTACGGCTGCGGATCTTATAGCTGCGTGAGCTGCTATCCATATACCTATCGCTGCGAGTGTGGCCACGATTACCCGGAGCCTATACCTAATGGATCCAAGATCCCGGAGTGTGATAGCTGCGGTTGGATCGAAGAGGTAATGGCATGAATGGACTAGGAGGCTTGCTCTTCTTCTTGACTTTCTTTACTCTACCACTAGGGCTAAGTGAAGATAGCCCTCTATTAATAGGGATCCCGATCCTAATATGGATCTTGGCGATCTTTCTAGGAGGAGATACTTAAATGATCCACCGATTAATAATCGGGATCGCTGCCTTCGGAGCCGGCCTAGTGCTGGCTCCGGAGAAGCTCCCGGCAATAGAAGATATTCCCACCCGGGAGATCGTGATTAAAGAGGAGATCCATATTCCTCTTGACATTCAACTCACCGATCTCCCTCAAGCTTGGCAAGATTTAGCCAAGTGTGAATCCAATGGCAGACTTAATGCCGTAAGCGGCACCAAGAAACAATTCCAAGGGGCATTTCAAATTGAATACCCTCGGACTTGGGTAGCTCATGGCGGTGACAGCGATACTCCACCGAAGAAAGCTACCTTGAGAGAGCAGTTCCATGTAGCTCTTCATATCTATGCCGATCGTGGGGCCAAGCCTTGGCCTTACTGTGGTAAGTTCTTGAAAGAAGAATATGGTAGGTAGCTTGACGATGGCCACAGCGATGGTCTAAAATAAATGTAGTGGACTTGATCCTCCACTCTAGGTAAAGGGCCCCCTCTTCGGAGGGGGTTCTTTCATTTACGGAAGTTATCCGTTGAGTAGAAACCTTGAGCTTTGAAGATCGTGGGGTTGGCAGAATAAACTCTTCGAAGCTTTGCACCACAAGTAGGGCAAGCATATTCACCTTCGGGTTCAGAGATAGGTCTTTCGATAACAATAATCTCTCCATCACCCGGGCATTCATAATCATAACTAGCCATTAATTACTATAGCTTCCTCTAAACTTTCGTAGACTCTCTTCTGGTACACAGTAGATCTCTGGTCTTTTCCAATCAGGTTTATCTAACCACTCAGGATTCTTAGCATCTTTACCCATGATCCAACCGATTAACTCATAGTTCGGCATACCACCACGAACTAAAACAAACTTAATATCATCTCTAGCTTCAGGTCTTACAAGTAATCTACCCTGCTCATGCTTGGTGTATTTAACATCTATGTTTGGTTCTATATCCACACCACCTTGACCGAAGGCACCACCCCAATAAACGCCAAGATACTTGGCTACAGCGATCTCTGCACCACATCCATCAACATCAAGAAGTATTCTTTGCCATGGATCAAGGTCGCCTAACCCTCTCATCTGTTGGTTCTTCATCGTGCTTACATATCTTTCAACTGCCGTGTTAACTGCCATCACAACCTCATATCTTTCAAGGTTTATCTTTAGGCCCATGGCGTAGGCCCTCCGAGATGATCAATGATCTTTCGTAAAATTCTTTGCACTCTCCTATCTACAGTTGAATCAGAGAGTCCTAACTCTTTTGCTATATCCGATAGGGTCATTGGGGAAGCTCCATATCTTAGATCGATTATGTATTGTTCATCTTTGTCTAGCAGTTCAACAGCAGACTTAACATCGATAGCCATAGCCATGAGGTTGCCACCTTCGTTAGGTGCTGGAGATTTTCTTGGTTGTCCATCATCTACCTTGTCAATAAGGGTTGCCCCTTGCACATCAAACTGCAATGCAACAGGTAAGATAGATGCGATTGTTACTGTGTTATAGAAGAACTCATCACCGGTTGAGTATCCAACCTTGGCTGCCTTTTCTTTACGAGAATACTTTTCTATATGCCGGCGGAACCGAGCCATAATCTTTCGAGCTACCCATTTCGTCTCATCCTTTGAGACGGTATAAGATTCATCAAGATCTTCTTCAAGCTTGGGTCGCTGAAGCACATAGATGTTTAGTTCTTGTATCAGATCCTTATACTCTACATATCCAATGAACCTTCGGTAGATGGTTAAAGCGGATACATTGATTAGATCATTGATGTGGTCTTTAGCTCTTTCACTCACCGACACTACCCTCATCATCCATCTCTATGATGGTGTCGATTAAAAATCTAATGGCAAAATACAATGCTGTAATTACAAGAATTGGAATTAAAAAAAAGAAAACTTTTTTCATAGTTTATTCTTAGGCCACTTTCCACGCTTGACCATCATGGCAATGATGGCGTAGTTGGCAAGATCCTTGAATGAATCTTCGATAGGTTCGTGTTGTGGGTTACCATCACCGAATGTAAACAGGTTCTTCAAGCGTTCAAACTTGTCACCCATACGGACAAGCAGTCCGTTCATTGGGCCACCGAAGGCGTTGTTGATATTGCCGGGGCCGTAATCCCTCTGCTTACTTATTAAAAGATTACCAAGCTCATCGATGATATCCCAGACATCAGTAACGAACTGGTTCATCTCCGGATCGGCGGAACTCGAACTCTTATCTCTAGGCCCGAAGGCAGATTTATTATCTCGATTACTTTGAAGCCTTGAGACTCTAACAATCTTTTCAAAGTCTCTATCGTCTCCATATTTTCCAAGCTCATCTTCGTATCTGCTGTCACTCATCCAACCCTAACCTCTTCCTTAATCCTTTGAGTCCTTCATCTATAACTACAGAGTTAACATCAGATCCTTGCGGTAATGATATCAGTTCTGCGTGTTCAACTTCTTGTAATACCTTTTCGGCGAGTTCCATACCCGGATTGCTACCATCTTTCTTTGCCTCGTCATTATCTGCAAGGACAAGTACTCGTTTGTATCCCCCGAATAATCTGTTGAAGTGTGGTCTCCAAGCTTTGACACCCGGTACTCCAACTGAAGGCAACAGTTGGCTGGCAATAGCTGCATCGAGTTCTCCCTCGCAGATTGCAACAACATCTGAAGGTTTTTGTAGATCGACTGCATTGTAGAGTCGGGCTGGCTGATGCATTGGAGCCATGTATTTAGGGCCCGGAGATCCATCGACTCTTCGGAACTTGAATCCTGCCACCCCATGGACAACTCTGTATGGGATGGATAGCCAACCGATAAATTGCACATGGCTAGGATCACAATCTACTGGTACGGTGCCGAGTAGATGAGTTTCTGCCAGCTCTTGACTGAACCCTCGCCCCTGTAAGTAAGCCACCGTCTCTTCGTTTATCTTTGTTTGATAAGTCGTAGCCAGCTCTTTTAGCAATGTCAACCGCTCTATCGATAGCAACACGAAAATCTATCCCTTCTTTCCACATCAACAATGAATACGCATCTCCACCAATACCACAGGTATGACAGAAGTACAGTCCGGCTCTGTCTCCATCAGTAGACATAACCGCAGATCGTCTAGTGTCGTCATGGAAACAACACCGGACTGCCTTTGAGTAGCCGTCTCTAGTCTCTCCACCGTAGTGCTTAACTACAGCTTTAAGTAGTTCAGGATCGGCTGCCATAATTATTTCTTCTTCGCAGTAGTTTTCTTTTTTACTGTCTTAACTTCTTCATCAATCAACTTAGCAAAGTTAAGGAAATGGTTTGGATCATCCTTGCGTTTGCTCCAGTAGATCTCATCTGCAACTTTGTAGTAAGCCCACTCAAGGAAGTGGTAAAGGGCAACACCTGCTGTAACAGACAGGATTAGTGCTAGTGTCTCATTCATTTATTAGCTCCATAAATTCGTCTAGTTGGATAATTACAAATGCTTTACTGACATTGCTTTGCCTTCGCTTGGCAATGACAAGTGGAATAACTCGACCATTGTTCTTTCTTCTCTTCTTCCAGTTATCCCTTTCAAGCACCGCTTCTTGTGTCCAAGGCCCGGGCTTGAAACCTTTTTCATTCTTGGCTTCTACTACGAAGTAGACCTGTCTGTTTAAGAACCAGAGATCGCCTTCATCGTAGTTGCCAGAGAGTCTTAATCTTTCTGCTATTAATTCTTTACTTCGGAAGTAATCAATTAGATCTACTTCCCATTGCGTACCCTTGCGTTTGTTGGCTCGTGATGTTTTGGTATCCAAAGTTTATTACTCCCGGTCTCATGTCTGCTCTACCCTGTGCATTAGCATCAGCTATCTGTACTCTTGATGGATCGATAAGAAGAGTAGAATACTTAGTTCCATCAGCAGAGTGTTCACCAAATCGGTTCTTAACAGCAGCAACTCTAAACTCTCCATACTCTGGATTCATTGCAATCGATAGGATCATCGAAGGCAACTGTGATGCCTTACCAAGTATGGCTCGGCGTGGTGCTGGTTTGTCTGCATCGTAATCTCTTTGCTCCGACATATGTGTAAGAGCAAGGACACAGGCACCTGTCTTTCTAGCTACATGATGAAGTTCGGACATGATTGCCCGAATGCCTGACCATTCTTCCCCGGTAACGGACACGCAATTCATCAAGTTATCTATCACGACAAGTGCCGGTGCCATGCCATACACCTCACCATAGGCAAGGATTTCAAGTTCAATGCTGTCTATATCTGGTGACGGATCAAAGACCCACTTGATATGTGAGCCTTTCTCAGACAGCATTGAATCGAAATAGTGTGAGTCCTGATCAAGATAGGTCTCCACTTGTTGTTGCGGAATCCCACTTAAAGCAGCGACAGTACGAAACATCTGTGTTATTGGATCCGTATCGGCAGAGAAATACAAAGTTGGTACCTGACTTTTAAGTGCATATACCAAAGCCATAAGACTCTTACCGGAGTTTGGTTGCCCAGCGATTAGGCATAATTGTGAATGACGGAACCTCATCCCATTAAGCTTCAATGATTCCCACACATCGGGCAATGGTTTCGCTGAAGAGTTTGTACTGTGTACTGCTTGAAGTAAGTTCAACATTAGGCTGCTACGGTTCGCTTTCTTTCTATGTTGTAAAATCTTCGGATAAACTTTCTATCATGTGCAGAGGAAGCTCCCCAATAATGGAAGTCCTCGTTATGTAATGCCCAATTAAAACAATCTTTTAAGAGTGGACATTGACTACAGATCCCTCGCAGAACCTCGTAGTGACTGAAGTCTTTTTCATCTGTACAGAACATCTCTGATCCTACAGTTGCACAAGCTTCCTTGCCGGTGAAGGCCGGATACTGAGGTGTATCCGGCTCCACCAGTTGGACTAAAAACTTTTGGTGTTGTGACCTCATGGGTTACTTAATCCAAATAGTTTCGGCCTCAGCCACTCCTTTACTGAAAGGCTTCGGGCCTTTTACTGGATCGAACCAACCGACATAGGATTTTCCGGCCTTGGATATTCCACGCTTCTTAGCATAGAAGCCACGACCATCAGGTAGTGGTGGTGCATCAGGCAGACCATAAGTCCACTCGTTTCCATAGCGATCCTTCAACGCTTCTACGCCAATGCTTGCAACTGGAGTATTAGGTTGTGCTGGTGCATTCCACTTATCAGTAGTAATAACAGTTCCACCCAAAGCATTCGCTATCTGTTGGGTAGACATTGGCTGTGCAAACGCATTAGCCATTGCTTGGAGTAGTGCCTCAGCACCACTCTGATCTAGAGCTTCAGACAATTTCTGTGCAAAGCCTGTATATGTTGCATCTGCAATTACAAAGATTGTTCCATCGTTTGTCTTTGTAGATACTTGAAAGCCGAGTTCAGCCATCTTATTTTTCCTCCGTGTGTTTGATGTTCAACCGTACTGATTCTTTTCCGGTTGTTTTCTTTGGTACAAAACCTATCTTCTCTTTAACCTGTTCCTCATCAACGGATTGACGAGGTGCCACAGTTGTCCAGCTTATCTCTACGCCAGACAATGTTCTCCCGAAGATACCTTCGAAAGTAGATTTCAAAGAATCAGATTTTGTTTCTAACTTTTTGATTTCGTTATTAACTTGTAGATATTCCAAGGCATTCATATCCACCTGTGGATCATCAAGAAGAATCTCCGCCGGTGTTATACCGCCTTTTTTTAATCCAGTACACCCCACTTCACCACTTGGATCATAGTACTTGCAGTAGAACTGACAGTAACTAGCATCCTTCGCTGGTGGTGGTGCCTCATCTGCAAACTCAATATTGCGTAACCAGTTGAGAGCTTCTTCGGCAATACTTGGATCGTATGCTTCAGAGTGTACTTTGATATCTCGTTCATCCCCATCTCGTGGTATGCCCACAAGATTTACAGTTTTAACTTCATAGCCATTCTTGGCTAAAAGATAACCATAGGTTTGAACCTGCCAGATTTGTTGCCTTGATGGAAAGAAATTAAGGTTCTTAATCTTAACAGTTTTCCAATCGACAACAGCACCAGATGATTTAATATAGAGGTCGACATGGGCTTTCATTCCATCTGCTTCGACCTCAGTTTCAACAAGATATTCTTCCTGCTTTGGATCGTGCAATGCAAGAGCCTGTTCTATGGCTCCGTGAATTGCAGTACCCATAATAGCAGCAAGCTTTAACTCATTGCTATTGGTCTCAGGTTGTTGATTCAACCTGTACCAAACCTTGCGTGGGCAACCACCAAGTTCTGATGGCCCTACTTGTGTCTGAGTTGATCTACCTCTTGAAGCATCTTTCTTCTTGAGGATATCAATCAACACATCTTTAATTTCCTGCATTGGCTTCTTCTTCCTTTATCTTCATTTGTCTTGCATATTCTTGCCAGTAGAGTCCATAGTAAGCGACATCAAAACTAAATCGCTTCATATGTTGAGCCAATGCACCGGTGTGTGCATAAACTTCTATACCAACTTTCTTTAATTTTCTAAAGAAACTTATATCTTCGCCTATAAATTTTCCATCACCTTGATCAGTTTCCTGAAAAAGATTTTGCGATGGAAAGCCTTCTCTTAGCTTTGGAACTATTGACTTGTGCATAAGAACTAATCCCATACCTGCACTATCAACTTTGATTAATGAGTCTATTGGAAGTGGATGAATATACTCCACCTGAAACTCATCTTCAGTATCCATAAATATTGTTGGCATCGGGGTCATTAATGTTGTCTCCATTCCTTTGGATACAAAGTACACCCCAGATACGACAGGTCGTGAGACCTTATCGGCAGCATCCCAAATCTTCTTGAGTATGTCTGCTGTTAAAACTATGTCTGAATCTACCCAGAGTAACCAATCGGTTTTAATTTGATCAGCCCATATATTGAGAAGATCCATACGCTGTCTGGCAATCTGATTGCCTTGGACACGAACAGCGTTATTAAAAAATATCCCATGCTTTGCAGATGTAAGTGTTGTGTATAGCAAGCCCTCTGTGAACTTGCCATCAGTCATGCCATTGTCACACCAGCCAACAGATAAAGTTTCCTTACTACTATGCGGCATCTACTTGCCACTCCTTCCAATGTGGAATCTTTGCAGTATCAGCTTGGTTAGCCTTCCACGCTTTCCAAGCTTCTCTCTTCTTGTGATCTTCAAGAGACCTTCCATTAACATTAGGCTTCTTGGCTTTGGGTTGCTTTGGGTTCTTCTTGGAAGCTTTACCGTTTCGCCGGTTCGTATTTCTAACACCACTACCCCTGCCTTTCTTGGGCTTGCCCATCTTGTGACCTTTCCTTTTGTAGAACTGTTATTGCGTATTCAAGTCCATCAACTAAACCTTGTTTGTATTCAGTATCAGGTAGTGGTTCTGCCTTTGCAAGCTTCTTGCAAAACTGATCAATATAAAAATCTTTAAGTAACATTTTGGTATCCCTTAATGTAGTCCTCTACCAACTTAGAGATCTTCGCCTCTCCATCGACTGGTCGCCATACGATCATTATTCCCGGAAGAATTAGATTCTTTTCTTCTGGTAATGGAACAAGTTGAACCATGCGATCAGCAATGAAGAACCCTTCATGGAACCAATCAACAAGATCTAGCTTGCCCAACAGGTACTGGCTGGATTCATATGCATGATCCCACCAGATAGATATACCACCATCCCTGCCATAAGAAAACCCCATGACCCATGGATGAGGGCGTAATGAAGAATCGGATAACTCAGCCATCTGTGCATAGATGTTGTTTACCTCGATCAGCTTTTCTGTCATGGAATAAGTGTGACACAAGGGTATGACAAATTGTGGGATTTCGGCGTGTCGTGATATTGTTGGCCTACCTCGAAAGAGGTGGGGCAGAAACTTCAAGGCGACACTATACGGTGTAGCACCTGACCAACCATAAGTTTTTTATGGGGGGTAGGGGGGCATTTCTTAAAGCTCTTCTACCGGTGTAGTTTTTGGGCATAAAAAAAGAGGGCCACCCGAAGGTGGCCCCATTTCTTGTAAGAGTTATTACTCTTCGTCAATATCCTCTGGATCTGTCCAGAGAGCTGCTTCTGTCTTATCGTTTTCTACACGCTGTGCATACTCACCTAGACCCAATGCAGACAAGACAAAGATAACTGCTTGCTCTGCTGGAATATCTGGTGATATTAAAGTAACGATTAAAGCAACTGCTGAAGATACAAACGCTGCAACTCTAGCAGGGTGACGATGAATTAATGATTTGATCTTTTCCATTTAGTCCTCCTTTGGACTTGGTACTTCACATTTCTGTGGGTTCCGATTCTTCAGACTTTGAATGACAGCATCTGGAGAAGAGAACACTTTCTTTTTTGTCCAAGGGAACCAAGAGCTTTTATCGTTCTCATGCTTTGGATCGATGGAGATGTGCATATGTTTTGAGTGTGGGTTTGATCCGGTATACCGGCGGTCTCCCTCACTTGCTCTGGCACGAGTCCAGATCTTGCTATCGAAGATTAAGTAGGCAACCCTCTTGTCATCCTTAAACTTCTGAAACAGTTCATGGCAGTCTATCCCAGACTTTGGGTCATGGGTTAAATCGACTGCGTGTCCTGTGTTGTGATCAGAATTAGGGCTGGCTTTTAGGTGGGCAGCAGAAGGCAGGAGCCCATCGCTGGCCTTGTTGCGTTTCGGAAAAAGTTTGGTTGCTTGTCGCAGAACAGCAAGGGCAGCAGGTGTGGCTCTCTTGGCAACAGGTTTCATTTATAGCTTCCTTATCCATACTTGGGATCCTGTATCTAGTAGTTCGATCTCTTCCTTAAGAAGGGTCAGAAATAGGTCTATAGCTGGCTGTGGTCGCTTTTCAAAGGGTAATCCATCCCCCCATAGGTAATCATCAAAGGCCATGATTCCGCCCTTTCTAAGGGCTTTCCAGCCAAGGCTGGCATCTTGCCAGACCCCTTGGGCTGTATGGTCTCCATCGATATAGATGAAGTCATAGATCTCATCTTCGGGCAGCCGAGCATAGAACTCTAGGCTGGTTGACTTGACCTTTATTACTCGTGGGTAATCTTTAAGCTTCCAGTCGTAGGTCTTTTCGACATCAAGAAAATCCATTTTATGATGAGCTTCTTCATCAGATCCCTGCCAAGTATCCACATCAACAAGGACTGAACTCTTCTGGGTCAGGATGTTTTGGATCAGCCATAGGCTGGCATCACCTGTAAAGGCACCGACTTGTAAGAATCGTAGATCTTCTTTGTCCTTGAATATTGATAGATGTTTATCGAAATACGCAATGGCGTAAGAAGCAAACCAATTTGGATAGCTCACTTCTGTATTAATATCTCATACAATCTGTCTAGTTTTGAAGATAGTCTATTGACCTCATCACGCAAACTTGTTCCACCGTTCGGCTTAAGTTCTGCTAAGTAATGTTTAACTAACCATCTAACTCCACCGGCTAATGCGGAAATGATTGTTATTATTGTGACCGCTAGTCCGGCCCAGTCAAGGTAGTTCATTATACAACCGTTCTCATAGTGATAGTGATGATCCCTCCGAAGTTATCATTATTGCTACTTGGTGGGGTCATACGAGTAAATGAAATTTCTTCGATGACAGCATCGAAGTTTTCACCAGAGGTGAAATCCTGCACGAGAACTGTTGCTCCTTCAGTCTCAAGTTGTTCCAAATCGGATAGCCTTAATCTAGCTCCGCCTTCTGTTCCGAAACGAACACCTCTTCTATCTGTTTCAAAGTCATAACACATTAGAGGCATTTGAAGTAATCTAGATCTAGTAGGTGAAGGTATAGCCTTAATGGCATAGCCATTTAATACAGCACCCTTAGTGCTGTCAGTAGATTTTCTATAGAGAACAAATCTAAGTTGACCATTTACCTGTGTCTGTTGAAACCCTGAAGTAATATCATAATCTGTGTTATATGAGTTTCCTTCAACTAAAGTAACTACCTGAGTTCTACCCTCAAGGGATTCAGTATAAACTTCAATATCACCTTCAAGGGTTCCTGTTTCAACCCTAACACGCTTCCAAGATTTCTTTTCGAGAGTACCCCAGTTAACAATAGCGGTTGTGATAGTTCCTTCAGCAACCAAATTAGTTAAGTGTTCTAACCAGATACCGCTTGCAGTAACAGAAAAAAATAATTGACCGGTTGTTGGAAAGAAGCCTATAGAGTCAACTGCTCCTGTCGTTGATACTGCTTGCACATCGGTTGCATATGGATATCCACCATCATCTAAAAGTTGTCCAAGATAGATCCTGTATGCTCCAGATGATCCATCAATTCCGCTTTTAACACCTGCCCATATGTATGAGTCACGAGCTGCAAAAGAAAGAACCGGACTACTGGTCTCAAAAATTATAGGGCCATAAACAATGGTTGCATCATCTGCAATAGCAGCAATACGAACACCACGAGATGTTCCAATGGCAAGAAAAGTTCCAAGATATCCAAACAATGAACGAACAGTTTCACCACGAGGTATATCTGCTACAGAGATAGCAGCTCCTAAAGCACCGGTAGCAGCATCAGGCTGCACCTTAAAGATTGCAGACTTATCACCGGCATAACCAGAGAGGTAGATAGCTCCACGACCCTCTGCAATATCTGACCAAGTCCATCCAATAGGTACTGTGGTTGTATTTGTTATGGGTGTGACACCAGAAATATTATGTGTACTTGAATGACTTTCACTAAATGGTAATGAATATGCAGCAGCATGAGGTGTAGTTCCTGCAACATAACTAATGCCAGCCACAATACGATTCTTTACAAACTTAAGAACTACATTAACAGCGTTGGCTGTATTGATTTGGTAATGCTGGTGAAGGCTAAGTGATCCACCAGTAAAGTCTCCATGGTAGATATAATCTTCGGTAGCTAAATAAAGTTCTGTTCCATCTGTTTCAGCAGCAAGAATCTTTTTAGAAATCGTTGCACCAGTAACAAGAGTAGTAGCGGTACCGGCTGAGGTAACACGAGATACTCGAACCGCAGTTGTGGATGCAGCAGTTGCCTCTGTGTTAATAGCAAGGACATAATCTGTGCCACCATAACTTGCTGATAGGGCTATAGTCTTTGCAGTAGCAGAAGTGTTTGTGACATCGTAGATCTTAGAGGTGTCTTTAAGAAGAGAAAGTTCACCTATAGTCCAAGGATCAATACCTGTTGATTCAAAATATCTGAAACGAAGAAGATCAGGATTACCCTCGAGAGCTTCTTGGAACTGGATCCCTGCACCAAGGTGCCATGATGTCTGAGATCTAACCCATAGACCTGAGTCAAGAGTCTGTTCACCCGGTTCACGAGCTTGGTCAATACGCTCATATTTCCATCGGGCAGTAGATCTGCGGTATGGAATCGTATCTGTAATGTTGTAAAGGAATGGCAAACCACCAAGGGCAACATCAAAAGCATAGGTCTCAAGATCGTAGTACTCAGAGCTACGACCAGTAAGGTCGTAAGGGGTTGTCTCCGTAATATCTGGCGACTTAGATTTTTTGAAAACCACGCTTATCTCCTCATGGTGAATTATGAAAGTTCTTACTTATGACATTGGGCGAGGACACTTTCTAAACTGCCCCTGTTTCAAAATTAGTTGAGCAGTTTAAGCCCATGCTCAGGGGTACAAATTATTCTTCTGTTTCGGGTTGTGAAATCCACTCTTTGTTTGGTTCAGACCATCTCCATACATAACCTTCAATTTCACTTGGTTTAGCAATAGGTGCTACCCATTGATAGGTTGTGTAATTTAATTTCCAAGATGGAAATGGTTGTGGTGCAATAAATACATCAAAGTCTGGGTCGTATTTATATCCAATACTTGCATAATTTGCACGAATATTTTTATTATATGAAGTTCTTTTTATATTGTAACCTGTTGCTTGACTGTAAAAAGTTTCAGTATCTAATCCATTGATTAACTCTGTTTCATCAACACCGACAGTTACATTAACAACTATATTATTTTCATCTAACCAAGCGTAATGTGCCATTATGACCAACTCACATTCCCAGCAGTTGCTGCTGTAATTGTTGCTCTTTTGAATCCGCCACTAGCAGAACTTTCTGTGCCAGTTACACCAGCACCAAAACTAATAGTTCTAGTA